TAAGGTCAGAGGATTGATCGCACACGCGCTAGACCCTCGCTCAATGGTGGGCTAATGCCAGCAGCGATTACTACCCTTCGAACTACACTTGCAACTGCCCTAGTTGACAATACACTTTGGCAGACTTTTGCATTTCCGCCTTCAGTAGTTCTTGCTAACTCAGTTATCGTAAGCCCAGACGATCCTTACCTAACGCCTAATAACAATTCGCAAATCTCGATCAGTCCAACTGCTAATTTTAAAATTATTATTACAGTGCCTTTATTTGATAACGAAGGCAATCTAAACGGCATTGAAACTAACCTGGTTAGAGTGTTTAACTTACTAGCTGCTAGTTCCTTGTCCTATAATGTAGGCAGCATATCTGCCCCAAGCGTTCTCAATGCTGCATCAGGTGATCTGCTCAGCTGCGAGATGTCCGTATCAATCCTAACAAGTTGGAGTTAATATGTCAGACCTAACACCAGAGGATCTAGCCTTCTTGAAGAAGATTGGTCAGATCACCGATGCACCAGCAAAGCCAGTAACTACTAAGAAGGAAGAAGAATAATCATGGCAATTTATCTAAATAATAATGTTGGCGTTAAACTTGCCACAGCGGCCGCGCCAACAGTACCAAGTATTGACATCTCTACTTATGTTAAATCTGTAACTTTAACTCAGACATTTGACGAGCTGGAAGTCACAGCTATGGGCGATGTAGCTCATCGTTATGTGGCTGGATTGCAGGCTGCGACTTTACAAATTGATTTCCTAAATGACTGGGCATCTTCTCAGGTTATGCAGACACTAAATGCGGCAGCTGGTGCAACATTAGCTGTATCAATGATTACCGTAAAAGGTACTGCTGTATCAGCTGCTAACCCTACATACCAATTTAGTATTTTAGTAAATAACCTAACACCCGTGGCAGGCGCGGTTGGCGATGAAGCCATGTCAAGCCTGTCATTTACAGTTAATTCTGCATTAACTGTATCTCCATCAGTCGCGTTTTAACCTAACTACGAAAGGGCAAACAAATGGCTAAACTCAAAATAACAAGAACAACTGGCGAGGTAACTGAGCATCAGATAACCCCAGCAATCGAGTATGCCTTTGAACTACATAAAGGTAAAGGATTTCATAAATGTTTTGCCGAGGATGCTAAGCAATCAGATGTGTTCTGGTTAGCTTGGGAGTGTTTGAAACGGGCAACAGTTACAGTTCCATTATTTGGCGCAGAATTTGTAGAGATGCTCGCCAAGGTGGAAGTCCTTGATGACGACCCGGAATTATAGGGCGGGATTCATTTACTTACTTGGTCGCAAGATTAAGTCTGGAGACACGCATTCCGCCTAACGACTTACTCGAACTTGATTCGAGAATGTTCAAGGCTTTATTAGAGGCTATGAAAGATCGAAACAAGGAGATGAAAGATGTCCAGAGTAGAAATACGCGGAAACGCTGATCTGCGTAAGGCTCTTCGTCAATTTACTCCTGATCTTGAAAAACAATTAAAGAAAGAGTTGGCACTTGCTCTTAAGCCTGTTGTTAAAAAGGCTAGAGGTTTTGTGCCAGCTGAATCACCAATGAGTGGTTGGGCGGCGCGACCTTTTACAGAGGCGCGCTTCCCTTTCTTTAACTATCGAACAATTACTCGTGGAATTGTTTATACGACTGCTGTAAGCAAGCCAAATAAAAATGGTTTTACATCGATGGCGCGTATCATTAATAAATCGGCAGCTGGTTCTATTTATGAAACAGCTGGGCAAAAGAATCCAAATGGTCAACCTTGGGTTGGGCGTAACGCTAGTGGAAGTTCTAAAGGCGTAAGCCGATCAGTTAACCCTAATGCTGGTGCAACATTTATTAACAATCTTGATCCATTAGTAAATAGCCTCAAAGGTCGCGGTCGTTTAATTTATCGCGCTTGGGCTGCAAGTAAAGGTGTTGCTGAAGGTGCTGCCATGAAAGCAATCGACAAAGCAACTAAAGAATTTTACGCTAGAAATAAAACACAGAAGTATAGAAGGGCAGCCTAATGGCATTACCAGATATTGAGATAGGTTCGCGCTTTGATGCTAAGGGTTTTAAACAAGCTGAAACTGCTATAGGTAAACTTGAAGGCGGAGTCAAAAAACTTGCTGGTGCATTTGGGATTGCCTTTGGTACAACCGCAGTTGTCAATTTTAGCAAAGCAGCAGTTAAGGCTTTTGCTGAAGATGAAGCGGCAGCAATTCGACTTAACAGAGCAGTCGAAAACTTAGGCATTGGCTTTGCTAATCCTGCGATTACTAAATACATTGCTGAGCTTGAAAGATCAGCCGCAATCGCCGATGATATTCTTCGCCCGGCATTTCAGGGGCTACTTACCACCACTGGTTCGCTAACTAAGTCACAAGAATTACTAAACAATGCCATCACAATTAGCCGCGCTTCTGGCATCGATCTGGCCACAGTATCTCAAGATCTTGCCAATGGTTATGTAGGCATTACTAAAGGTTTAAAGAAATACAATACTGGCCTTACTACTGCTGAGTTAAGTTCTAAGTCTTTCGCCGAGGTTCTAGGTGTTCTATTAACCCGCTCGGCTGGGTCTGCCACAGATTACCTCGACACAACTCAATTTAAGATGGACGCTTTAACCATAGCAACAGGCAACGCCTCAGAGATTATCGGTGGCGGTCTAATCAATGCGTTTGCTCGTATCGGTGGTGGCACTGAAGCCAGCGATGCTGCCAAAGCCATTGAAGATATTGCTACTGCTGTTGCGTTTACTACTGAAAAGATCGGTAGTTTAATAGGTGTAATTCCTATGCTACTGAAGAATCTTAAAAATCTACCTAAAGATATATTTGGCGGATTTGCTGGTGCTGCCGCTGGCAGAAATCTAACCCCTAAGCCAGTTACTACGCCCAAAAAGACACCCGTACAAATAAGCCAAGAACAACAAGCCAAGGCATTAGCCAAATTAGAAGCTGATGCTATTAAACGTCAAAAGGCTTTATTGGCATTACAAAAGAAACAAACAGATGCAGCAAAAAAGGCTGCCGCTGACAAAGCCAAACTTGACAAAGCCGCTTCCATATTTGATCTACAAAAAATTCAAATTGCTGCTGCTTTGAAAGGCAAGATCAGCGAAGAAGAAAAAACTCGCTTGCTTCTTATGCAAGCCATCGCTGACGAGGATCTAAAAAAGGCCGACGAATTAGAAAAGAAACTTGCAGACATTCAAAAGAAGAATGCCCAAATTGCTGCTGATCTTGCAATCATCGCTGCCACAAAAGATCCTTTTGCTACTTGGGCAGGTAGTTTATCTCAAGCCTTAGTTGAACTGGGTAAGTATGGCAAAGGTTTAGCTGATGTTCCTGGTTTAGTTCCAGGAGTCAACTTTAATCCTAGTCAAAATGCAGATCGTAATTATGATACTAAGGTAGCAGCAGTAACAGCCGCAACAGTCGCAGCAGCAGCTGCTGCCGCAGCTGCTGCTATACCAACCAACAATTTACCTGCACCAGCATCAGCAGCGACACCAGTTAATACCAACCCTTTTGCTTCCCTAGGTGGCTTGACTGATCTGTACGGTTTCTCGATGCCAAGTTCCATGCCAACACCACCACCAGTTACAATCAATGTCAATGTTGAAGGATCTGTAATAAGCCAAAATGAAATGACTCAAATTGTTGCTGATGCACTTATTGTTGCTGATACTGAAGGTCTAACCACAAGACGACCAGGTGGAGTTGGATTTATGGTGGATGACGGATGACAATTCCAGTAATTAACGCCATTATCAACTTTTCAACAGGTGCTGGCTTTGCCTCGCCTATGATTCTTGATTCAGGAGTTCTCGGAGTCAATGCCCTTGCTGATAGCACAGCAGTGACAGTCGATGTTTCTAACCAAGTAGATTCAATCAGAACCACACGCGGTCGCACAGCTCTTTCAGACATATTCCAGACTGGCACAATGAGCCTTCGCATAATTGACCAAAATGGCGATTTCAACCCAATGAACCCAGCAAGTCCTTATTACAATTTACTTAATCCAATGCGTAAGGTGACTATTACTGCAACTTGGAATGGCACTACCTATCCAATCTTTGCTGGTTACATAACCTCTTATGACACCACTACGCCTCGCAATGTGGGTGAAATAGTTTACACTACAATCCAAGCCGTTGACGGATTTAGACTATTTCAGAATGCCCAGATAACCACAGTGGCAACAACTCCAGCAGGTCAAACCACTGGCATTCGCATTGGCAAGATCCTTGATTCAATCGGCTGGCCTACTGGAATGCGCGACATCGATACCGGACAAACCACAGTTCAGGCAGATCCGGGCACTCTCAGAACTTCTCTAGCTGCCATGCAGACAGTCACTAGCACTGAATATGGCTCGCTGTATATGGACGGCTTTGGCAACCTAGTTTTTCAAGATCGTGCGCTTACCTCATCAAGCGTGGCTGGTACTCCAGTAGTGTTTAACGATGATGGCACTGGCATTTCATATAACAATGCTCTATGGAAGTTAGACGATACTTTGGTATTTAATAAGGTTAGCGTTACTCGCACAGGTGGCACTGCTCAGGTAGCCAGCAACCAAGATTCCATTGATAAGTATTTCTTGCATTCATATCAAGAGCAGAACCTTTTAATGGAAACGGACACAGAAGCTCTTAACAATGCACAAGCATTTTTGGCTTCTAGGCAAGAAACTTCGATTCGTTGTGATGCAGTTACTTTGGATCTTTACACTCCAAACTACGATGCTGGCATTACTGCCGCTTTGGATCTTGATTTCTTTGACCCAATTACAGTAACGACAACTCAGCCAGGCTCATCGACCCTAACCAAGACTTTGCAGGTATTCGGCGTGTCGCATGACATTAAACCAAGTAACTGGAAAACCACTCTAACCACACTTGAACCAATTATAGATTCGTTTATACTTGACTCATCACTTTATGGAGTGCTAGGTACTAGCACTTTATATTACTAAGGAGAACAAATGGCAGCACCATTAGGCTTCAAGACATTCGCCACAGGTGATGTTCTCACAGCCGCAGATACTAACGGATACCTCATGCAGGGCATCTGGGCATTTGCTAACGCAGC